TTAGGGGTTATCTCTTATTACATAGTAAAGGTAATAAAAAGATTTGATTTTTCCAAGCACTAATGAATATTTTTTAAAAAATTTTCTTACTGAAAATCATTAAGTTATAGAAATAAAAAAAGGGATACCATTTCTGATATCCCTCTGAGTATATATTGAGAGTAATTAGAATTCCAATATTGCGTAATCGTAAGTAAGTGTTAATTCGATTGTCGCAGGATCTGTAGCGTTACTCCAATCTAATTCACCGAAGTTAGCTTGAGAGATAAATGCTCCTTTTAATTTCCATTGTTCAATCTTATCACCTACTGGCCCTAACATATAGAAATCTACATCTTTCTTATAGAATTCTGCATATCCATCTCTACCTGTCAAAGATTCATGAGAAGTTCTAACCCACTCCATTACCGCCTGTGCTCCTGATGGAACAATTGGGTCATAAAGTGTAATTGTTAAATCTTGCCACTCACCTTTACCTTTCAATTGTCTTTTGATATTGATGTGGTCTAAAGTTACCTTTTCAAATTGAATAGTTGGTCTGTTACCAGCCTTTACCAAATATGAAGGGATACCGTCAACTTCGAAGATGAAACGGTTTTTCATCTTTGGTTCGAAGTTCGTATAGAACATCTCATTAAATTCTAATACTTCTGCCATGTTATGTTAATCTTTTATATAAATATTACCTAATTCAAATTATACATTAAATGTAGCTCCTGTCGGAAGAATATTGAAATCAATTGTGATGAATTCAGCTGTCTTCGCAGGTTGTAAGAAGATAGAACCAGCTAAAATGTTTCTATCAATTACATCTGGTGTATTATTTGTTTCATCCATAACCACTCTGAACGCGTATAAACCTTGTCTTTGTTGAACACTCTCCAAATAAGGGTTTACAGTGTTTAAGAATTTACTTCTAGTTTGTGCAGTATTTTGTTCGAATACTAAGAATCTTGAAGTTGATGCAACAAACTTTTTCAAGTTAATTAACAATCTTCTTACGTTGATTCTATCTAATGCAGATGCTTTATCTTGTAAAGTTTTCTGTCCGAATGCACTAATACCTTGTCCAGGGAATGTTGCAATTGGGTTTACTTTTCCTTCATATAAAGTATCTCTTTCAGATTGAGTTAATCTATTCAATACCTGAACAGCTCCGCTGATACCACCTCTATTCAAACCTGCTGGTGCGAACCATTCTGCACCCAATCTATCGTTTTGTGCGAATGTACCTACCATCAATACTGAAGGTGGAACTGCTACTAATTTATTTGTATTTACATCAATTGTTTTAATCCAAGGGTAGTATGTACCAGCATAGTTAGTATCTTCTCCTAACGCTTGCTCAACTGCTTCAGTTATTGTTGCATTAGCTCCAGCAAAATCAGCAATATAGAATACATCTTCTCTTTCCTCACATACATCAATTGCCTTAGTTGTTACATAAGGATGGAATTCTCTAATAATACCAGGAGTTACTAATAAGTTAATATCAAATTCATCTGGATTAGAAATTGCGTTTAATGCTTTTGCGTATGCTACTGAACCACTTGCAGTTGAAGCTGAACAATCAAATCCTTGAGTGTTTGTTGCTTCAATATCTGAACCCTTCTTAATAACTACAGTAGGGTCTTGTCCATTGAATCCACCTTGAAATGCTACAACGAAATTTCTCATCGCCAATTGGTTAGAATCAGAAGTTTCAGCTGAACTTAAGTTCATGTTGAATTCGTTTCCAACTGAATTCGAACCACTACCATCCAAAGCAAATACTTTGTTTGAACCAGTCACAGTGTTCGCAGGAAGTGGTTTTAAATAGTTTTGGTTATTTGTTACACCAAAATTAAATCCACTTGAGAATACTGATGAACTAAAAGATGCAGTTGTATATGATACTACTGGGAATAACGCTGCAGTTGTTACATTAAATGGAACATCGTATCCAGCGTGTCCGAATGGAATAGCAGTTAAAGGATAAGTTCCTTCATCTGCAACTTCAACTCTAATATACTTACTTCTATTTGAATAATTACCAGTTTCGGTAATCTTACCATTTGCATCTATTGAAATTACTCTATCACCAATTCTTCTAGCGATAAAGTTAGGAGATGCAGGGTCTAAATTTAAATTGTTATATTGTTCAAATACAGTCTTTCTCTTATCAGTATCATCGTAAGATCTGATTAACAATGAGAATGTACCAAATGTAGTACCATCTGATGATTTAACACTTGAGATTTGAACTTTAAATCTTTTATTTTCAGCTTCACCATCTGCTAAAGTATGCACCTTAAATAGATTGTATCTTGTACCACTGTAAGTTTGAGATACTACCCAAGGTGTGTAAGCATCACTATATGCAGGTGAGTTAGCCGTTCCAGATAAATCTTGTGCCGATGATGATGCAAAGCTCAATGTAATTTGAGATAAAGATGCATTAGCAAAACTTGCACTCAAATTTGAACCAGCTTCTCTGATGTCAAAGAAATTATATGCATAAAGTTTTTTACCAAAGAAAGGATTTGTTCCAAATATATCATCGATTGTATTTGAATCTGCTTTGAAAATACTAGCACTTACAGCAGTTAATCCTGTACCAACAGCTCTAAAAGCTCCATTATTTCCTCCTTGTAATAAAGGTTCAATATCGTTTGAACTTGTAGCCGGTGCTAATATTGCGATTGATGCGGAAGTTGAACCAGAAGATGCAATTACTTCGTATGCATCACTAAGGGTATAACCCCCTACTCCAGCAACTCTTACTACCGTTACCGCTCCAGCATCTCTAAGATAATTCTGAACTGCGTATCCAGTATAATAATCTTTAGGTGTTCCAAAGATAGCTTCGTATTCAGCCTGTGTTTGGATTAATGTTGGAAGGAACGCTGGCCCTTTCTCTGTCGGCCCTACAACCGCTGCACCTATTTGTGATATACCCTGTGGTAAGAAAGAAAGGTCGTTTTCTCTCGTAAAAACACCAGGTGATACAATTTTTTCTGCCATATTAATTCTAATTTAATTTTCTGAGTTAATCTTATATAAATATTAAAATCAACTACGAAACACTATTCAATAGTTGGTTTGAATTCTCCGGTCTCCAAATCTATCGTTCCATTACCATAAGTTTGTTTTAATTTTTCGAACACTAAAGTTTCTTTTTCTTTTAGTTGTTCTAAACCTTGATAGTAAGATAAACTTTCTCCTTCCAATTCTTTGATTTTAACCTGAATCAAACCTAAGTTAGCATACAAATTAGTGTATTCTGCTCTGATTTGACTTATTTCTTGTAACTCTTCTTGCAATAACTTCTTAATTTCCATTTTATTTTTTTAGATTGTATAAAAATGTATATCTATAAATATTGAGTTTTTTTTCATAACTCTATATTTATCTGATTTTACACCAAAATTTTGAATAATTTATTATCCAGTTGCACTACTTCCATAAGAAGTTTGTAATCCCGCAAAATTTAATCTAGCTCTTGCATAAATCGCTGTTCCGCTCTTATAATCATATGTAGTTCCACTAAATGATGTTGGTGCTATTAATATGCTTGAGAATCCACTATCCGATGCAATTTGAATATCGAATGAGAAGTTTGCTGAAATGGCAGTTGATCCAGGTGATGTTACTGCACTATTTGTCGAAAGAGTTAATCTTCTATAAGTTTCTCCACCGATTGTTACAGTTGAAACTGATACAGTAGGTGTAGCTGAAATTGAATATCCTGCGAATGAGTTAGCTCCCTTATTGTGAGTTACGAATCCATTTACCAAATATGTATCTACCTCTTCAACGTCAATTGATACTACTTCTATTGTAGAATTCTGAACATCATTGGATAATACGTTTACTTCCTCTATACTACCATCTAATGCTACTTTTATAAATTTATCTCCAACTTGTACCAATCCTAATGGTTTAAATTTATAAACTTCTTCATTTATATCCCATACCATCATAGGGTGTTCTCCATTTCCTCTCACCGAACCACTATCAGTTGTTACGATATTCCATCTATCGACAAATGTATATGCTACATCCTTAACGTATGAATCTACTAATATTCCACCTGGAGTATAATATGTCCAATCATAGAAGTTAAAATCAGTAAGAGTATCACCATGAGGAGGGTAATAAGAACGAACTATATCGCCCTCAACTAAATCACCCGCTTTCTTCGTAGTTCCATCACTCATTAAAACATCTTCATCTAAATGCAAACATAATCCACTCGCACCCGCATAATCATCTACATTATAAACGGTCTTTGATATTGTAGTATTATAACTCGTTGCGTGGTCATTAAATGTATCTCTGAATACTACTGAAAGAGTTCTAGCAGTTGGTGCACTTAATGTTTCAGAGTTACCAATGGTGTTTGCAGTA